AGTCGCCCTACTTCTTCATTGAAATAAAGTTTAGCTTTGGCCGTGTCCTCCGGGGTTAATGTAAGTACGCACGTATTGATTAATACTTGTTGTTCTTCTAATAGCGAGCCGCTGTATTCTGAGTTGAATTTAGTTACAAAAGTTTTATAGGCTAACTTACCAATTGGTTCCATGGCCATGGCTTTTTCAACTTGCGGTTTGGCAGACAAAAATCCCGCAACTTGTTCTTCTAAGATTACTTTAGCCTTAGTTGACATTGCTGACGCATCACTTTGGAAAATCTGCGCGATACTGGCCAGATATTTATAGTTTGGTACAAAATTAGAAAAGATGGAAGATCCCAAAGCTTTGTTGATATTATTAATCAATGCAGTCTGCTCTGTAAATAAAACTTTGCTGTCAAGTTTTTCGTGTTCTTTTTTAACCGCATCAATTAATCTGCGCGCTGTTGTATATGGAATTGCTTTATAGCTTTCACGATACAACGTACGATATATATCCAATTCTTTACGTAACTCAGTTCCTTTTTTGAAATGATTTACTAGAATATTCTTGATTTCCAATTGTTTGTCAGACTCACCCACAGAAACAGCAACAGCCATTTCTCGTATTAGCGCTTCATATAAAAATGCTGGATTACGCTTCTTGTTGTGCTTCATTCTCATTGACTTTTTTCTCCATATCTTTAATAGTGTCTAACGACTCAAGAAGCTTTTTAATTTCGAAGCGGTTTTTTCGTAATTTAAGTACTTCTTCATCAAAATAATTAGTTATTGACTCTTGGAACATTCCACGTGACAGGTTACTTAATTCAGAACTGCCAGCAAACTTGCTACGTTTAGATCGACCTTTCGATTCGTCGCTCCATTGACCTTTCATAGATCTTGTACGTGCGCCGATTCCTCTAGAATCTGTTTTAGTTGGATGATATACTTTGCCTTTTGAACCAGCGGTTGTATAACCTTCTTTTCTACGACCCGGCGCAGCAAGTAACGCGTTGTCGTCTTCTCCACCTCCAGATTCATCGCCGGTTTCGCCTTCAATTGAACCTAAATCAAAATCATCTTCATCTGAAGTTGGTACATCATCTAGACCCAAACCTAATTCTCCACCTCCTCCTGTACCGCCACCAAGGCCCATGCCGTCAGCGTCCTCTTGACCAATTGCATCAAGAGTTGTTTGGAATTTGGCATCAGAGAATAGCTCGCGCTGACAACGCTCAAATTCTTCATCAGATACGCCAAGAAGATTTGCAGCAATCCAACGACGGCTGAAGAAACCATCCGTTGCTGCTGCAGCAACATCAAATTTTGTTCGCCAGTGTTCTAACTCTTGTAATTCAGCAATTTTTGAAGGATTATTTAATGAAAGTGTAAATGCAAGTAAATCATCGCCGGTATATCCTAAGATATAAAGGTGGATAATACCAATCTTTTCTAATTCTTTAATTGCTGCACGTTGTAATCTTTGAACTGTACGTGCGAACCTGATATCTTTTTGGGCTAATGTTGATTTGTCTTCATCTGAGCCTTCGCCTCTAGAAAGATAAGATTGAGGAACCTTCAATGCTGAGAATAGTTTATCTCTTAAATATTTAACGTCGTCAATATCTCCGGTATATGTACCACCGGGTAATGATTCAATCCGAGTGTGTTTATCGCCGCGCACAGGAATAAAGAAATCTTCATCAATACCCATAGGATTGTGGCGAAGGTCAATTTTACCAGTTGCGGAGTCTACAAGCTTGTTTCTTTTCATTGAAGAAATTACATGTTGCATGTGCTGGTCTACATCTTCTGGATTAATGTTTCCAACATCGACATAAAAAACTCTACGCTCTGGGGCTCTAACAATTCTGTAAGCCATCATAGAATCTTCAAGTAGTGTTAATTGTCGCCAAATTCTACGCGCTGGTTCTAAGATCGATGTGCCATATGGCGCGTATTTATCGTTTCCTAAAATTCTGAAGTGAGACATTTGCCAGTTTTCAAACGTCATACCGGCTGAGTTCCATTGGAATTGAATATAATTGGGGTTGCTTTTATCTTCACCCTCCATTCTTTCAATTTCTCCTGCCGGCAAACCAATGGTATTAATGATACCAGTTTTTTCATCGATATCTAGATATAAAAAGAAATCGCCATATTTACACATTGTCCGACACCAACCAAACATATTAGAATCCACATTCATAATATTATGATAAAGGTTTTGAAGTACATGTTTGATTTCTTCGTTGTCGCAATGAATATTAAGCATTGTCCGCAAATCGTTTGATGTTGTCATTTCGTCTGCGTAAATATCTAATGAAGAGTTAATCTCTGGAGTGTATTCCATTTGGTCAAAGTCCATATATCTTTGGACACGACCATGGGTGGCCATGATATTGGCTGCAATATTATCAAATGGGTTATATTCTAACCTCTTAAAGTTTTGCCCACCGGCATCTTTGAATCTAGAACTATATTTGTCTAGTTGTCGTCTTTTTAATCGTCTGGTTGTTTGAGAACGATAGTTGATTAAGGGGCCGGAAAATAGTCTAGTTAATTGTTGGAATAACTTTGACCCCGGATTCCTCGGATTATTCTGTTGTTTCGCCACTTATTACCCCTTGTATAACCAATTATATTGTTTGTGATCAGCATCAGCGCTGGTTTGATCATCTAATTGTTTTGCTGCATGTTCGCGTTTTATCATGCCGGGAATTGTTGTATCAATTGTGGTTGTTGACCGAACAATCGAACGCATAAAGGCCACCTTATAATCGTTTTCTTTTTTCGAATGTTCGTAAATTGTTGCACGTACCCAACACGCTATAGCTGCTGGTATAACTAGATCGTCATTATAACCTTTTTGGGCTTGTGGACGACCATTATGCCAAATAAACGTCGTAATTTCATGATATGTACGTTTTGAATTAAAATGAATTTGTTTGTTTCTAATAAACTCTTCCAATTTAGCAATCACAATTGGACGGCTTGCAAAAGACATAGCGAATCCAATATGGCAATTTGCTTTATATTCTGCGACATTTGGCGATACATATTCGTGATCACCCTTTGTCTCATAATACACATTGGGGTAGTCCATTTCTTTTAATTTGCCTAAAGCATACTCGCCCTTATTATTTTCCACAACAATCATCGCATCATTGTATTCCCGGCCAGCGCCATACATTATTGTAGCATAAATGTCGGATGTAACTTTACCTTTATATTCTGCAACCTGTTGCATTGAAGAAACTTTAAAAACGTGGAAGCCGGAATAATCTTCACCATCACCTCTGGCTACATCTGCAACCAATAAATAATCTTCACCTTCTTCGGGTTGTTCCCATATCCAATATTTTCTATCCATTCCAGTTTCATATAACGGATCATCTAAGTGTGATTCTATAAAATCAATATCTGATGGATGTATGACCGTATCGCCTGAGGCGTTGAAGTTACACAGCAATTCTTGAGCAATTTGTGTGTGGCTTAGGTTTCTAGTTTCATGTTGGAACCACTCTTCGTTACGTTCAGGGTGTACATCCCACATGAGTTTGACCGGGTGGAAATCGTTTTCGCCTTCGTCTGCTTTTTTATATGTTTCGTGAAAGAACCCACCGACGCCGTTGGGTGTGGAAATTACTAAACAACGTCCACCGGTAGACAGCGTACTGTATAAGCCGGTCCATTTGTCTGTCAAGCCTTCAATGTGTGCAGCCTCATCAAGAACTAATAATGAAAGAGCTTCGGAACGACCGGCATCAGATGAAGTTGAAACAGATTTTACTGTTGAACCATTATCGAAAGCCAACTCCCACATGTTATCCTTTTCCATTCCAACAAGGCTCTGCATCCATTTGGGAAGGTTGTTATAAATAATCTTGACCTTCTTAAGAAGGTTGGCGGCAGTACTTCGTTTGGTTGCCATAATCAGAACATTCTTTTCTTTAAAGAATACCATTAACCAACAAATATATGCGGCAGTAAGCGTAGAAATGCCTAACTGTCGAGCCTTCAAAACGATCGTAAATCGATTATCATTGAAGTCTTGAAGTAAGTCTTTTTGAAAATCAAAGGTCTTAAAAGGAATTAAGCCTTTTTTGGGGTGGGATATCTTAGCGTAGTTATTAATAAAATAGTCCGGACTCTTTCCAGATTCACGAACTTCTTTAAATATTTGCTTTTTAGTTAATTTATAGGCCATATTGTAGTAATTAGTATACTACATGACATTAAATTCATTAAATATTAAGCCTCTTTGCGAGTTACGTTCTCTGGCTTTTTGGCTCCAGTATATTTGTCTTTACCAATCTCAAGAAATTTCTTGATGCTGGCATCTAATAAATCGTCTGGTGTACCTTGGCCGATATTCTCAACTTCTTTAATCGATCCAATGTTATAAACCTTTTGGGCCATTACAAATGTTCGAATGCGTGAGAGCGCTTGGACGTGTATTGTAGCTGCTCCATCTTCAGACAAGTTTACAGAACTTCCGACAACCGATTTATATTCTTTCTTAAGAAAGCTGGCAATTTGCTTAAAGCAATCTTCTACAACATCGACATACTTATCGTTATTAATATCTTTTCTTGTCATTTCACCTTGATAAGAAACAATTAACTTACTTCCTGAGAATTTTACTCCGAAGCCGTCCATGATTCTTTTATCAATTAGTGGATCGCCCACCTCTCGACGGAGGCCTGCTTTTTTGCTAGTACCATCTGCAGTAAACCGCTCATCATGAGAACCATCATATGCGTTTGCGGCAGCTTGCGCCAAGCCTTGTACTATTTCTATTGTTGTAGCCAATTTTAACTCTCCTTAAGTTTAATACGTTTTAACACTTCTTCTTTAATTATGGTTTTCAATGTGCTTTGTTCTTTTAAATACGTATTATTTTTTCTGCACGTGCGGAAGCGTGGCCTCCGGTTGTTTTTGAAGCACCATAAAATACCAATGTTTTCAACGATGCAGAAATATCAGATAAAAGCTTTAATACTTCTTGTCTTTGTAACTCAGAATGTTTTTTAGAATAATCGGAAATTTGTTTGTTGTCGTCAGCGGTCATTTATCGATCCTCAATATGCTCAATATAACACCTAAAACAACAATCATACTTTGCAAAATATATTTCATCCCTTGCCAGTAAAGTATAACGCTCGCATCGCGGGCATTCATTCTTATGTGTCCTATTAATTAGTTTCTCACTAATTAAAACCCCATTTTGCTCGACCTCTCCAACTGGATTCTTGGCGCGTTTGGCTTCTCGGACTTTTTCTTGTTCTTTGTATAGCTGTTCTTTTTCTGGCGTCCAAAATTGTTTTGGATTAACGATAGTCTCAGGCCCATATTTTTCTGCAATTGCTTTTTCTACACCAGCAATCATTCCGGGTAGTTTAGGCTTCGACATAATCTTCCGGCCTTGTTAATGAATTTGGATATCGATAGTCTGCATAATACAACCAAAGCTCGGAAACTCTATTTAACAATTTACTAGCCTCTTCTTCCGAATGATCGAACATTAATGCTGTATGAAATTGGTCATTCAAAAATTCTTCTAGTTCGTTGATAAAGGGTTTTTTCTGCATTTTGGCGCGTTTATAAAGACCCACGACGTGTGCTTTGGTTTCAGCTTCTGAAGTATAATACTCTCTTGCGTTATCTAAATCATGCCAAACATAACCATCTTGGGCTGTAACTTTGGCTGCTAAATCTACTAAGATTTTTTCATCCTGCATGGCATGTTCTAGTTCGTGTCTGATTGCACCTTTGATTTCTGCATTGATAAAATTATAGTCGTAATGTTCTGGCAAGTCTAAATGTAAATCAATTCTGCCAGTTGCTAGTCGATCACCCGGTGTGAAAGAATATGCAGCATATACAGACGGGTATGTCTCGTTAGGATAATATCGGACCACACCGTGTAAGTCTTTCATAAAACTTAATTCCATAAATTCTTCTTCAATTGTGTGCCAAATAGAAAAACGCATTTCTTGCATGTGTTTTAAATCATGCATGAATTCATCATCAGATAAGATTTCCATAAATTTTCTTGCAACAAGAGAACTTAGTTTTTCTAAAGCTTTGCCAAACCCTGCCATTAGTCGCTTGATACCTCTTGCACTAAGAAAAACATTCCAATAGTAATTGCGATTCCGACAACAGTGCCGCCCGTTGCCCACAAAATCGAATGGTCCTCAGATTCTTTTAATACCAAATCTTGAAGACGTGTTATTTCTTTATCCCTCAAATCTAAAACCAGTGTGTTGGTTGTAGTAATACTATCAATCGAAACGTTTAATAAATCAATCTCTTTTTGATATCGAGCCGCTTGTTTCTCCAGTTGGAAACTCAAGCGAAGTTCGTATTCGCTAGCTGTATATTTTTCTTCTACCAAAATTTTAGCGGCAGCGGGCATGTTTAAAAGTACACCGTCATAAGGCGCTGGCGTATCTTTTTTAATACCTTGGATTTGTGGTGGAATTGATTGTGCCATGGCTGTACTGGCCACAAAAGCTAAAATAGTTAAGATGCTTATAATCTTTTTCATTTAAATACCAAACCTTTCTCTTAATTTTTCGGCCATCAGATCCGGATCGCCATCGGTTTCTTTGATAATTCTTTTGAGTTCTTTCTCTTTTTTGGCCATCAGTTCGTGTTTAGCTAAACCTTCGCGCTTGGCAATATCATCTAATATCTCATCGTATTTTTCATTAACGCGGGCTTCTTTTTCTAATCGATCTTTTTCAGCCTTTTCCAGAATTGCTTTTTCTTCTTTATGACTGTCACGGCTTATTTCTAGAAGTTTTTGCGCAGCGCTAGGATTTCGCGTATATAGTAATACACATAAAGCAACAATAGCTATAACTGGAAAATACCAATAGTTTTTCAACCATGTCCACGCCTTAAGTAGCGTAAACATAATTACACCTTAGCGCTGATTTTGTTTAATTGCTTTAGCGCTCTTTTAAACTCAACAACATTACCTTTGGCTAAATATTCTGAGCATTCAACCAATTTAGAAAAGGCTTCGTCGGCGTCGGTCTTTTCAACCAATTTGACGTTAACAATTTCTTCTTTAATAAGTTGTTTTAGTTTT